GTAATTGGACTAAGTCCTGTTGTGTCAGCATCACGGTTATAAACAAGTTTAACAATAGCAAAAGCCAAATTATTCATTTGACGAGTGCCTGTCCATTGTTGTGCAGCAGCAATATCAGCACCGCCCATTACTGTACTAGGTGCAGAAGCACCATTGACAGAGGCAATGACACCAGCACTTGACGATTTATAAAGATTAATATAAAGATTTGTATTTATCTTTGTATCTACATTTCCAGCTTCATCAGACAAAGCAGTAACTGTATTTGTGTAGGTGCTAAATTTCAATACAAGTGAAGCACCTGTTCCTGCACCGCCAGTTACTAACGCAGGATTGTTTGGAGCAACCGTATAGCTTCCAGCATTTGTAACAGTAACAGTAGCGATAACGCCGCCAGAAGTGACAGAAGCAACTGTGGCTGTGGCTGCTGTAGAAAAAGTTCCACCAGAAATTGTCAATACATTGCCAACCGCATATCCTGTGCCGCCATTAAACACACGAATAGATTGAACAGTGCCACTAGATGAGAAGCTAATAAGCCTGTCACCATAATACATTTCTGACATATCGTAATTAAATACGCCAGCACTTGTACCTAATGTTGCATTAGCAGGACTAATGCTGGAAATAGCCAAGACATAGTACATTGTCTTTTGGTCTGTGGTTAAGACTGCGTCAACAAATGTACCGCCCATATAGGCATCACCATAAACCACAGGAATGGCATTAACAGAACTTGGCGGCACTTGCTGGCGCACACCCATGTCTTGTTGCTTTTCTGGATTATCAGCAAACATCCTAGTGACAATCATTGACACAGCAAAGTTAACAGCAAAAGCAGTAGCAGTTAATGCAAAAGATGCTGCAACACCCGCCGCTGTGGTTCCAGCCGCTGCTGCAACGATTAATGTTCCAACCATCTTTATTCCTTTACAAAACTTGCTGTAACTGCTTCGTAGTCACGCTTAGTGTAATCAATCCACGGGCCTTTAGAGGAGACTGATGTAACTATGAAATCAATGTCTCCACGCTCTAACATTTCAGTTCCTGTGCGGTCAAAAGCTTTCCACAATCTACCGCCCAATGTCCCATCTCTGTATTCAGGCTCAACCCACCATAAAAGCTCATGCAACTCTTTAACTTTAGGACACCAGACATTGTTTTGCTTTACAGCAATGATGGCTCCTCTTAAATTTTTATCAATGTAGATAAAACCTTTTCCTAACATGATGTTGAACAACAACTGTTCAACATGCTGCGGGCTGTGGTTATCAGGCTTTCCAAGCGTCTTAATTGGGTTTTCATAGGCATACGCCTCCACAATTTCTAACAGTCTAGGTATATCGTATCTTGTCGCTTGTCTTATCATTATCTTTTAGTCTCCAACACCACCACCGCCATCACCACCACCATCACCACCGCCACTTTCATAAATAACTGTTGTTTCACTAGCTTGTGTTTGAATCATTGGTGGCTTGCCAAAGTCAAAATAAGTATTTGAAATTTGAGCAACACGATTCATTGATGTGTCACCAGAATAAAACAACTGCCAACTATTTTGATTTGTCTTAATTCCAGATAACCTATTGTCTAAAATTCTTCGCATTGATGAACAAGCAATAGAGCATGTTGCTATACGAGTTCTCAGTTGGGAATTAAAATCTTCTGTAATTGAAACGCTGCTAATAATGCCTTGGTAGCGTTTAAAGAACTGGGTAGTAGGTGTGGTTATGATTTGGTTATTAGAGTCTAAAAAGCCCCTCCAAACCTCTACTAGCGACCCTTTAATCTGGTTGCCTAGAATAATGCCAATGTTAGTTGGGTCAATGCCCGTTAACTGAATGGTCATATCGTCAGAAGTAGATTTAATGTCGCGCTGAACATCACCAACATTAAGCAAAGCACCAAGATTTGAAAATGTAATACCGCTAACCGTAACAGGTGCAGCCGCATTACAAAATGTATAAACGGTCGCAGCAGTTCCAACTGTAAGTCTTACAAATTCTGCATGGTTAATTTGTGAGCCAGTAACCGCATTAATAGTTGTCATGTAATGTATTCCCTAAACACAAATGGAGCATCCCATTGGACAAACGCACCGCTTGTCATTGGGTTTAAAGTATATGTCGGACACGCTTCTGCAACAACTTGAATCACGCAATTGTTGCCAATAAAAACTTGCGTTCCGCTTGCAGGTAGTCCAATCAAAGGACGGTGAATTCCTACCGATACTGGCGTACTTGCCCTAGCCACATCTGCCGTAACTTTGTATGTGTAACCGCCAACCATAATGAAGTCACCAGCCTTAAAAGCGAAGCCAGACCCCGTAGGAACGGTTATAGACAGCGTTTGAGTGTTAGCCGATGGGGTACTAGCCAAAACCACACTGGCAAAGCTGGCAGTGGGTATATCGCCTTGGTAAGCCATAAACCAAGATAGGTTAGAACTCTGAAAAAAGATGTTCTCAGCCAGTTGGCGGTCTTTATTATCAATCGCTTGAATAACAGACCTAACCTGTGGATAGTAAAGATAGTTGTGCGGAGTAATGGTAAACACCCAAGGCACAGCAGTTAGATACTGCGCCACGGTAATGTAACCAGACCTAGCTACTTGTTGTCCAACCATACGGCGGTTGTTTACCGTCATGGATTGTTGTATTTCAAAGATTGTTTGGAAGCTCATGCGCGGCCCCTGTTAACTGCTAATGATTTGCCAGCATATTGATTTGCAGCCCAAACAGCATTATGACTGCCAAGCAAGCGGTCCTCAAATGATTTGGTATCAATAGCGTTAATGTAATTGTTGGTGACATTGGTAGTGCTACCCATATTACTCAATTGGTTATTTGGAATGATAGTTCCTGCCGTATGGGGAATAAAAAGTTCAGGACCTTTTTCGCCGACCAAGCTGGGCATACCAACAGGAGGTTGTCCACCACTTGCAAATTCACCAACAGGCGTACTAAACGGAACCGATGAACCTAAAACACTACCGTAAGCACTTCCAAGACCAAACATCATTCTCAATATTGCAACTGCTTGCGCTTTCATTTGGATGGCAATTAAATCTTGAATAACACTTCGGGCAAAGTCTTTCATTGATAACTTGCCGGTCTTGACAAATTTATCAATAGCAGAACCCATGTTGCTCCATACACTATCAAAGACTTCTGAAGTCCTTTTCATTGTGTCTTGTAGTTCTACATTAAACTTTTCAATTGCTTCTTGTTGATTGAGCGCCTGAATATTTGCAAATGGCTTTTCTTTTTCTCTTTGATACTTTAATGCAATTTGAGCCAACTGAACTTCTTTTTCAGCTGCATAAATCATTTGATTTTTAAGTATTAAATCTTCTTTGTCAATTTCCAAAGATTTTGTTTTATCTCGGATTTGTTGCTTAATACTTTCTTGCAAAAGATACTCTGCGGTTACTTCATCATCAAATGTTTTCTTTTGGTCTAATTCAAATTGATACCTGTAAAGCATTTCTTTTTGACGAACTAAACGAATCTTTTCGTTCTTCTTTACCTCAATATCCATTTCTTCGGCAGCAAGTTGTTGTGCAAGAAGACCACCCATTGCTCTTTTTTCTACTTCGCTTTTTGCTCTAAATTCTGACCTTTTTTCTGCAATTTGTTTTTCAGCTTCTAATTCTATCTTTCGTATTTCATTGGCACTTGCAAGAGCTTGCGTGTATTTAATACTTGCTTTGGCTTTTTCAGTTGCAGCAATAATTTGCTTTTCTTTATCAATACCACCGGCAGCAGCTCTATCGTCAATTTTTTGTTTGGAATCGCCAACATCCCTAGCCGCTATTGAACGAGCTTTTAATCGTTCTGTTTCAAGAAGAGCTTCTTTTTCTTCTTTTAATTTTGCAATGCCAGCTTGCTGCATTTGATAGAACGGAGAATCTTTATTAGCACCAGCCAAAGCTTTTTGAGCCGCAGCAATTTGACTTTCAATTCTTGAAATAACTTGGTCTGTAGTTTCTGGTTTGCCAATGTCTTTCAGGAGATTCCAAAATTTACTTAATGCATTGGTTGTGGTTTCCCAAGCTTTATCAAGGTAGCCAAGCTCCCTGCGCTGTGCAGCCAATTGAGTATTTAAAGCAATAGAGGCAACCTTTGCAGCCTCTTGTAGCTTTCCAGCCTTTTCTAGTGCTTCAATTTGTTTGTATTGCTCAAGAGTAAGGAAGTTCATTTCCTTATTTAAAGCTTTGGCTCCAGATGCTGTTCCATCTAAACCACTCATTAACTTGTCAGCAGCCGCTTTAGCATCTATGCCAGCAATTTGTGAATATGAAATAATTGCCTGAGTAACAGAACTAATTGATGCGGCAGTAAACTTTCCCGAAGCAAGAACAGCATTCAAGGCATCTTTTGTTGCGCCAATAGAAGCATTTGTTCTGCCGCTTAATTCAGTGGCTAATGTATAAAACTTTTCGGTAGTTACACCAGCAAAATTACCTGTCAAAGTAATTGTGTCTTTTAGCTTGTCAAACTCTACTCTGCCAGAATATGCTGCATAAGCAAGCGTACCAAAGGCAGCAGCAACACCACCAACAACCAATCGCATTGGCGTAAGGATGGTCCCAATCGCCTTAAACATATTGCCAAGGCCACCCATCTGGTCTTTCAACTGACCACCCTGTTGCATCAAAACAATAAGTGGGTTTTGTCCGGCAGCAAGAGAAGTAATAAGGTCGGTTGTCTGATATGTCAAACCAAGCTTTTGCTGGGCATTCATTTTGAACTGAGCATCAGCAACTTTTGTTGTTGCATTTGCAACAGCATCATATGCTTTAGCCCTTTCAAGAAGTTGCTGCTTCATCTCCTTGGACGCATTCATAAAGCGCCCAGAAGTTGTCTCGCGCTCCATCATTTGGACTCTGGTAAGCGTTTTACCGTAATCATCCGTAGCATGTTTAAGATTAATAATCTCAGCCGCAGCAGCATTACTATCTCTGCGAATAGCATTTTTCAGTTTGGCATTTTCTGAAATTGCTTTGTCAATAGAGGCTGTAAATTCAGCAGTGTCCAATCCAAGGACAACACCCAATCTAGCAATATTTTGAGAAGCCATTATTTTTTCCTTCTAGCCAGCTTTGCTGCGTAATCTGGTATTCGACTACCCAATTGTGATTTTAGAGCGTCTAACACTGCTCCTGAATTTTGTTCTAAAGATATACGCATAAAAGGACGGGCAGGCGTATGTGCAGTACTAAATTCTTGGGCAAGAGAAACAGCACTTTTCTTTACAGAAACCACAGCAATGGCTGCATCTGTTTCATTGACATATTCGCTTCGCTTGTCCTTTTCGTTTGGGATACGGGCATCCAATCGGATGGTATCTCGCATGTGAAACGGATTCTTGCTATCCCTAGGCTTATCACCTACGGGCGCTTTGGACACTGCGGAGTTATAAACTGACTCCATTGCTATCTTGGCGGAAGGGACAAGAGTATTACGGGCTACTAAATCACCACGAAAGCCTTGAGCTATTTCTTTAAGCTGCTGTTCAAACTCGGCAAAACCTTCTAGTTCAAAGGTAAGCTTCTGTGGGACATAGACCATTTCACTCTTTCAAAAATTCCTCCGCACCCGGCCTAGTTTTCAAGAAAGACATCAATCGTTTATTGACTTCTGCTTTCTTTTCTTCTTCGCTCAACGGCGGGACAATATATTCATGCGTAGATGGCAACACATCTTTCATTTGGAAAGGTGATGCCGTTTTAGCCATTTTCGAGTTTAAATTGCCCGTAGTCAAGGAGCTTAAAGCTACCAAAATAGCTTTGTTTCCAAGCATGCCATCGGACAGCATAATCTCAATATTTCGCATGTCATCCGTAGGAACTTCATCAGGACACCCGCCATGAGCATAAATATACGCTCTGGCTTGGAGGCGAATGTCCTTGATTAGTTTTTTCTGGAGTCCTTATATCCCGGCTGAATGGCCTCTGAAATCTTGTTCAGAACTTCCAATTGAACTTGGAAAGGCCACTCTTCATCAATGTCTTTGTAAGTAATATCATCAAGATTGTCATGTTCAGGAACAATCAACTTGATGTATTCAACTGTGCGGTTTTCCATTTGCATGATGGACCTTACCAGTTCCCGTGTGGACCGGCCTTCAATAATCACATCATCATCTGTAACGACAATACCTTCAAGCGCAGTGCTGTCCTTGAATGAGGTTGTCATTTTTTCAAATCTGGTTTTGTATTCAGATTCGTCAATAATTTCTATACGCTCTTGAATTAATTCCATCTCTCTTGTCAGTGGGACACGAACCTTAAATGTGTGTCCACCCAATTCAAAAGTCTTTGTTCGCAGGGAATCAGAAGCGTAGGTGCTGCCTAGAGCAGAAGATAGTCTTGTCATGTCGTTCCTTTAGTGTGCTTTAATAATCTTGTGGTAAATGGCTTCATTCAACTCTATTGCATATTCAACAACTTGAGTAGCAGTCATTTTATCTGCATGATGTCTGGCAATGTCATGCGCCAAAGCAATTGCAGTAATTCTTTGTTGAGTAAACCCAAACCAATTCTTGGAAGAATCAGATTGGGCTACTAGGAAACTCAATAGGTCATTGTTGTCTTTTATTATCGTAGTCATGTTTTATTCTGTAGGTTGAACTGTTTTTGTTCTAGTTGCTGGCGCAGTATAAGGATTAAACTGAGCCAATAGTGTCAGAGCGACAAACTCTGTTGTATCAGGAGTAGCAGCCGCCAAAGCAATGGCAACTTCCTGTGCATCTACGGGTAAACCCCGTGCAATAAGCACAGGGTCTGCATATGTAGAAGCCAGCGTTTCAATAGCTTCAGTCAAGGTCATGGGTTAGACCAACCGTACTGGTTGCCCCGTGGGTGAATGGTGAAAGTACACTTAGCTTCAGCACCGGGAGCCGCATCAATTTGAAATTGACTTACGCGACCATTAAATGCATAAGCAATAGTGCTGGTTGCAGATGTAGAAGCTGTAATAACAAAAGTACGGTCTGTCACGCCATTAGTTGAATCACCACGAATCAACAACAGGGCGGCATCGCTAGGATTCCAAGCTGATGTGATTGTCATGCTGGTAGGAGCAGACTGAGTTGGGATTTTGTCCGATTGGCGTGAGCCAGCAACCATAAAGTTGGCAACAGCATCATCTTGACCGAATGCGGGAACTGCTTCCACATTTAATTGTTGACCAGAAGCGCCTGTACCGCCAACAGCAGTACCGCAAATGGTTGCTACTTGAGCCGCCCAAACAGAAAGGTTAGAAGGAGTAAGTGGCGTAGGAGTGGCGCTATTTTGCATCCATAGCGCGGCACTAAAGCCGGGTAGAACTAAACTAGGAATTGCCATTTTTATGCTCCTTTAAGCGTTGTTGCACCAACCGAACAGGTTGCCGCGAGGATGAACTGTAAATGTGCATTTAGCTTCAGCGCCGGGTGCAGCATCAATTTGGAATTGAGACACGCGACCAACAAAAGCGTAATACACAATGTTTGCGCCTTCAGTTGCACTAATCACAAAGGTGCGGTCAACCACGCCAGAGTAGGCATCTGTACGCAACAATGTGTTAATCACTGCATCGCCGGGGTTCCAAGCAGCAGTAATAGTCATCGATGTAGGCGCAGATTGAGTAGGAATCTTGTCAGATTGGCGTGAACCAGCGACTGAGAAGTTTGCTACTGCATCATCCTGACCAAAGGCTGGCACAGCTTCAACTTGGACCAGATTGCCTGAAACGGCAATAGGCCCAACGCTGGCAACTTGTGACAATTGAGTAATGTTTAGTGGAGTTGGAGTTGTTCCCGGTTGAGCATATAGCGCAGCACTAAAACCCGGCAAAATTTTATTTGGTAAAGCCATTTTGAGTTTCCTTCAAAGAGTTAATAAACTGTCTTATGTTGGGATGTCTAAAGTGCAATCTAAAAAGATTTGCGCCATATTTTCTTCATTGTTATAACTGTTGTAAAGCCAAAACACATCAGCTTTGGAAATATTAAATCCCCCGCTTGATGGATTACCAAACATACCGCTATAACCATGCAACGATTGTAATATCTGATTCGATATTGCAAAGCCCTCTTCTATGTTCTGAGTGAAAATAGAAATCTGAAAAATGGGGCGGTCAATGCCCTTATTAGATTGCGTCTGGCCCGTATAAACAGGCTGGTGGACATTTCTTAGCATCCAAGTAATAAACTTAGACTGAGTAGCAAAATTACGATTAAACGCAGCATACACAGGCACAGGCGTAACAATACTAGCCAATTGGTACTCAATGGCTTTTCCGTAAATAACGACATTGTTCTGTGTAGCCATTTAAACCGCCGTAACTGGGTCAGAACGGTAGCACATAAAGGTTACATGCATCCGGTCGTTAGATTCTCTTGCATCAGTAATGCGCCAGTTTGCATTGCGCCATGTAATCGAATAGAGGTTCTGGCTATCAACCATAGTCTTCATGTTTGGCGTGTAGTTCAAAGTGAAATTCACTAAGTCCTGATACAAACGGTATTTATCAGCAATTTTTACACTGTTGGCAACATCACCAACAAGCGCACGTGTCCCAAACCATGTAGTCTGGGTTGTGCTTTGCTCACCAAAGTCAGATTGACCAAAGGTCAAATTGTTGACTGTGATGTTTTCATACCGTTTGATTCCCATATCACATCACCAAAGGCTTGTAGTTTCTTAACAATGTAGTCACGCCAAAAGGTATGTCTTTCAACTTCACTTCAGTGGCATTTGCACGATTGTTATACAGGTGCGTAAACAACAACAGGCCAGCCTGTTTAATCACAGGATAGGCTGAAATTGGGTTTGCTACAGTAGTGTATTGAAGCACAATAGGAGCAGTCATTACTGTATTAATTGATGTTGGCAATGAAGACACAATGACTTTATTACCAGAAGCATCATAGTAATACTGATTTGAAGCAACTGTTGTAAAAACAGGAGGGAATGCGTCAGTCCAGTACCCAAGAGAATCAATATAAACTTGCGGTTGATTAGAGTATTGATTTTGACTAACTTCAGGCAAGTCAAAGCAAACAGGTGCAGCAGCAAGGCTAGATGTGCCGTACCAGACGCGATAAGTCACACTAAAGATACTCAGACCTAGGTAGTCCTCAATTGCTTGCCTTGTAGCCAGTTCTAGAGCCTTTAGATAGGTGTCTTGACTTTCATCATCATACAAATTAATGTGCTGAGTGATTTCTTCAAGAGTAAGCCAAGGCGTAACATTATCCCGGTCAATCTGTTCAAACTTTTCATAGTTAAACGGATTGCGTGTTTGCGCCGAATAAGGCGAACCGTATTGATAATCTACTGCGCTCATGGTTTATACGCCAACTAAACGAATGCCAGCAAATGGGTCACGGACAGTACTTACCAAACGCTTTTCAGCAAATAGGGTAATAAAGCCGGGGGCTGTCTGCTCCATTGCTTGAATGGTCATTTCTTCCACATCAGCAATAGTCACAAAACGGGGCCAGTTAGCTAAGTAAATGTTAAATTTACCTGCGCCTGTAGTCTGAATATTTGGATTGGCAATTACAGGGAAGCCAAAAATGTTAACACCAGCACCGCCATCATCATCACCAGTTTCAGCAAACTGTTTAATTGCTGCTGCGCCACCTAAATTACGCAATTCGTGAACTGTCTGCGGGTGCATCATCCATGCAGTGCCGGGCAAATTCCAATATTGAGCAGGAAACAAACGAGTCATATCTGTAATGTCAGAATATGTAACCGCTGCCGCTGCTTGTGTAAATGTTGCAATTGAATGGATACCATTTGTAATTGCAGTGCCACTTGTGCCATAAGCAGATGCTGCTGCACTTGTGTACATGTTCAAACCACGCAAACCGCTTGTAGCACCGTTTACTGTAGTCGTAGAGCCAGCTTGGTCATTGTTTAACACCATTGAAGCGCCTTCAATTTGCGCGAACTCTAGCATCAAGTCTTCAACAATTGTTTCGTTCAAGTAATTTACATCAGACATTACTGCTGTACGAATCGGCAGTTGCGCTGTAATAACGCGAGTTGGCAATTGCCAAATTGATGTGTTTGTATTTGGTGTACCACTGTCTGGAGTGAATGTGTAACCAAATGGGTTTGTTTGATTTGCCGCATTACCTGTCTTGGCAACAAACTGAACGCTTGAGCCAGCAGCAGGGATAACACGCGACATCTCGCGAATTGGGTTTGCATAACGCAGAGCAGCAAAAGCGTTATCAAAGAATGTGCGACCACCTACACCATCACCAGAACCTGTGATTGCAGATGCTTCACGCAAATCAATTGAAACTTTTTGACCTGTTTGAATTGTTTCTTGAATAGCAGATAAGATTTTTTTAGTGATGGTCATGGTGTGTCCTTAAAAGAAAGCGGGGGATTTTAACCCCCCGCTGATTGCAACTATTAGGTCGCTGTGCCAGTTGAGCGATAACGCACACCAGCATTAGGATCACGAACTGATGTTGCCAAACGCTTCTCACCGAAGAAAGTGATGAAACCGGGCAATGTCTGGTCATAACGGCGCATAACCATGTTCAAGCGATCAATGATGGTATGGAAGCGGCTCCAATCAGCAAAGTACATTGGGAACAAGCTGTTAGTACCGGCAGAACCAGCAGTTGTTTGTGAAGGAGTATCGCAATACTTATTCACAATAACATCAAAGCCCATCAATTGACCAACAATACCTTCAACAGACAAACCTTCGTTACGATTGAAGATAGGTGCGCCGTTGTTATCTTTCAATGCACGAATTGCGTTTAACAAGATTGGGCTAATAACAAACTTAGCGTTTGCGGTCCAATATTGTTGCGGCAACTGGTATATGAAATTCACGACATCGGTATAGGTGATGTTGTTAGCGCCAACAGTAGCAGCGTTGGTAGTTGTCTGGTCGTATGTTGCCAAGCTGTGCAAGCCGCTGGTAGAACCAGTGCCTGAAGTGCCAAAGGCAGCAGTAGAGCAAGTACCACCAGCGTATGTGCTGTTAGAACCGGCGTACTGGTCTAATGAACGCAAACCGTTGCTTCCGCCGTATGGCAAAGAAGTCGCGCCTTGGTCATTATTCTGCATCATGGAAAGTGCTTCGGCCTGTGCGAATTCGGCAAGCATGTCGTCAACAACATTAGCTTCCAAACCATCGATGTCATCGAGCGCAGCAGTACGAATAGGGAACTGGACATTCAAGTCTTGCAAAACGATTTGCCAGATGGTTGTGTCTTCAGTTGTAGCTGCTGTGTTGTTGTTAATCGCATAACCCCAAGCAGCGCCAGCGTTGCCCGTTTTAACACGGAACTGATAAGAAGAACCATCAGTAGCAACAGTGCGTGATACACCGCGCAAAGGATTAGCCAAACGCAAAGCAGCAAACACTGGGTCATAAGCTGTGCGACCACCTTTGCCATCACCACCAGCGGTCAAAGCAGAAGCTTCGTTCAGGTAGGCTTGCATTTGTGATTCATCAGCAAAGATTTGCAGTTCTTTTTCTACGCGACCATTGCCTTTGTAGAAAGAAGACAGTTGCTCTTTAACAGAACGATTGACATCTTGACGAGTTGTTTTGGCAGGAGCTTTGATAAGAGCAGGAGCTTCGATAGAAGAAACTTTTGCTTCCAAAGCAGCAACCATTTCGCTGAATTCAGCTTTGATAGCTTCAACAGCAGCGGGGATTTTGGCTTCTACAGCCGCAACGCTCTCAGCTTGTTTAGCTTCGATTGCGTCCAATTTTTCTAAGATTACTTGTGACATGATTAACCTTTAAGTCGTTTGTCTAGGAGTTTAAGAAGTTCTCTTTGCTCTAAAGCTTCAAGAATCTTCGCTTCGGTTGCTTCCGCTTCTGAATCTCTCAAAATTGGTGCGTCTTCAACAGGCTTTGTTACAGCATCTCGCTGCTCAAGCACCTGTTTAAATACAGAAGCAGCAGCAACCGCATTCTGTTTAGAAACCCCTGCATCTCGCAGAGATTGTTCTAATTGTCGCAAGTCAACAGAGCCGTCTTCCATAAAGAATTCGAGCTTGCTAACTTCAGCTTTAGGATTATTAGGGTACATCACAATGCTAGTCTCACGCAGACCACCTTTAGTGATTTGGAAGTAAGCTTCTTCAGATTGGTCGGGTTCTCCATCAGAATTAACCATCTGATATTCGTCAGCGTAAGCGCCAACAGAGACACCACCAAACATGTTAGGTGACTCGCTCATAACTTGATACAAATCTGAGCCAGCAGTGGTGTTCAGGAACAAGCGACCACTTGCGCTCATGCCTTCATCATCCATCTCAATGCTTGTCCATTCGCCAACAGGCATAGACTCTGCATTGTGATTTAGGAACATTGGGAGTGGTCTACCGGAGGAGGCAAATTGTTCTGCCCAATCCATAAAGCCTTCTGGCTGGTAGTTAAAACGGCGACCATCCGCACCTTCGCGTGGACCCCAAGAAGTAATGCGGGCTTCAATCTTGCCTGTGGGTTCGCCGTTTGCGGCTTTTTCCGTTAGGTTTAATCTCGCTTCGCAGATTAGATTCATTTGCTTCATTAATAGCCCCTAAAGCCATAGATTGGTTGTTATCTTGTATTTTAGGGGGTTGCCCTAAAAGAACAGGCAACTGTATTACAGGTTGACGAACCTGTTTTGCTAATGCTACCAGATATTTTGTATCAGTTTGCATTATTTATCAAGTCTTTCCTATATTCATTTTCTTAGTTTGGTTTCCACCACCGCCACCAGTATCTTGTGATGAACTTCCGGCAATAGCATCAGCCGGTTTATTAGGTTGGACCAATTTATCACCACCTTCGACATTAGGCATGCCCATATATTGACGGGCTTCGTTAGGAGTCATTATTCCATTGGTCACACCGGCTGTCGCAAAGTTCATTTGGTCAAGTGGAGCGCCCTTTAAGAAGTCACTGGTGTCAAACTCAACACACAATGATGGGTAACCTGTAAACAGGTGCTGCTTGAGTTTCTCTTGGATGTTGACCAGCATTGGGTACATAGTTCCTTTATAGAACTCATCCATTTGGGTCTGGCTGTTATTAAATTTGCCATCAATAATGCCAAGCATCTGCGGAGGCACACCAAACAGGCCGCAAATACGGCGCATGGTTTGCATCTTCAGGTTAGCAGCATCAGCATCTTGCAAGTTGAGCATTTCCAAAGGCGTGTACTTCATGCCTTGGTCCAACAACATACCTTGACCGGGCTTAGATGGGTCAGATTGGCGTGAGCCTGTCATGTTGCTCCAAGCTTCCTTCAGACGGGCTGCAATCTCTTTATATTTTGCGTCTGGCACAACAGCTTCAGTAGAGAACATGCCAGATGGCTTTGCACCGTTCTGCATTACATAGTTTGCGTACAGGTCAATGTCTTGGTCCAAGGCAACCAACTCAGCAGCCAAAATACCTTTGTTGAAACCGGCAGAACCTTGCCATGCCATCTCTTTACAGTGCATGATTTGATGCGCTTTGAGTGGCTGGTCACGGCTAAAACCGTAAGAAGGTGTAGACAGTCGGTAAGATGGATACCTAGCAGGATTGATTGTTACAGCAATCAAGGTGCTATCCAAGATGTACATTTCCAGAGGTGTCTCTGTTGCACTTTCTTGGTCTTTACGCCACCACAGAGTAAACGCTTCACCAGCAAGCTCATACCACATGAGCCACTGATACCAGAACTCATATTTGCTCTGAAAGTTATTTGGATTGTTCAAAAGCTTGGCTACTTGCTTTGCTTTTGTCTTATCACGATTGCCAACTGACGGGTCTTTGATGGCATTTACATATTCGCCATCTTCGCTTTCGCAGCAAATATTGATAGGCAGTTGTGCAAGCGCCCTTGCCTTAATTGCAATACAGGACATCACTGTACTGTTGCGAGTGAGCATGGACATGTCAACAGGGCGACCAGCATTGGTAGTGCTGGCAGTTGTGACATAGAGTATCTGGGTATTTACATTTGGCTGCTGTTTATTACTTTGGTAAACAATATTGTTGCCCAATGCAGTCTGACCAAACAACGAGTTACTCTCATTATTTGTTACTTTTTTACTGCTAAAAACATCCAAAAGT